TTGTCCTTAGCTATGTCCAAGACCATAAAAGAAAAGCCAAACAGGACCTTACCAAACCTATCCATGCTGGACTGCTGAGGAATCATAAACACCAAAGGGTAGCGAACAAAGGGGTTGTCTACGTTCTGGACGTCTATGTCTGAAAGCTGGCCCGTTTGGAATTGTTTCACGGCCAGTTGTGAAGTGCAGATGCTGCGGAAGAGGTCGACTAACTCTTTAAACGTAGCGATTGGGGCAGGGTTGCTCATATAAGTATAAGTATGATTTTGGTGGGAACTGGTGGAACTATTTTACGTGCTTCCAAGCCTTCCCATTCTTTATTTTTCCAATGCATATTCTGGGCATTCTAAATCTCCTGCCTATTTCTGCACACGATAAGTTCTGGGATAACAAAGACTTGATCTGCCTTACTTGGTCTTCATTTAGTTTAGCACGACCATTCTTAGATCCTGTCATGCTCTTCTTTGATAAATCTGTTTCTAATTTCCAGAAGATCTGGAGTTCGTGTTCTGCTTGGGTTGCTTCTACTTTGGCTGCATAGACGGCAACGATGTGCATAGAGAGGTCAAGGCGTCCGTAGAATCTTCCTAAACCATTGCTTCTAGAACCTTCTATAGAAGTAGATTGTTTTCCTGTATGTTGCCAGAATCTTCTTTTTGGATCTATAGTTCCACCTACCCATTCTACCCCGCCCATTAGGTTGACCAACTCATACACGTAATACATAAGTATTATAGTAGTTAGGGGTGGTTTTATTTCTCTTAGAAAATCTCTTCAGCAGGGCGTTGCGCACCCATAACAACATACTTCCGGGCTGTTCCCTTGTCTTTACTTAGAGCATATCTCAACGCATCTAGCAAGTGGTTGTAGTCGTCGATGGGCTTGTCCGTGTTGGCCCTCCAGGAGTAGTTCTGATATTCCAGGATAAGATTAGTTGACTCCGGATTTGCATGGACCTCGAAGGTGCGGAGCTTATCTATCCCCGAGCGGACGCTATCAGGACCTTTGGAAGCCCCTTGGACATTTCTGTAGCCAAACCTGCGGAGCGTCTCTATAGATTTTGGTTCTGCACTGTCAGCGATAATCACAGCCAACGATGGGATCTTTAGCCCAATCAGCCGTTGGTAAATATCTTCGTTTGTAAGTCCGGTTTCATAAATCAATTCCTCCACCCACAGTCTCTGCCCTCTTTTGTGCACCCGGACTAAAGCAGTCGGGTCGGTAGAAAAGCCAAAGTCCAACCCATATAGCGTCTCGCCCTCTGGGTCTGGGGCAAAGTCGAAGTGCCAACCCTTGAAGACCTGGCCTTCCCCGACGTCTCTCCAGTGCCCAAGAATGTGGTGGGCAAAGTAGTCTTCGTCTTCTTCTCGGAGGGCTTCCCACTCTAGGATCTTGGTCGGATCTAGGTTGTCTGCGTTGTCCAGATAGGTGGTGTGGAGGTAGCCGTGGGTGCTCAGCCACTTTGGGTTGGCCTGCCCGTCCGGCAGGTAGAAGCGCTTGAACAGCCAGTGCGACTTAGACGTCGGGTTGAACAGAACAAAGATCCTCCTCTCCGTGCCCTTCTGCCGGAAGGAGTCAACTAACTTTAGGTATTCCTCTTCTGACGGAAGCTCGGTGGCTTCGTCGATCAGCAGATGGGTAACTCGAGCAAGCCCCTTGCCCTTTGCAGTTATCGTCCCTTCGGCCAACTTCATTGCGTGGGTGAGGATCAGGTTGTCGTTCAGCCGATTCCGGATCTCGTCGCCCTTGATCTCCAGGTAGCCTGTTAGCCTCCACTGGCCGATGAGATCCAAGATGTCCCGGTAGATAGAGTTTGTCAGGGCCTTAGAGGTGTATCGGGCGACCACACCCCTAAAGTAGTCCTTGCCCATCAGCTTCAGCAGGAAGTAGGCTGCGATGTTCGTGGACTTCCCAGATGCACGACCGCCTGAGATTACCCAGTAGGCTTTGTCCTCGTAGAAGATGGGTGCGTAGGCAGGGAGGAAAGCGAATGCACTCATAGGTTGCTAACGGTTATCGGTCCACAGTAGCCTTTCTCCCAGTGGATCGCAGCCAGCAGGAAGCCCATCACCGGGAAGGTTTTGGGCGGCTCCACAATGCATATCTCCTTGATCGCGAACCCGTGTCTTAGCATCTCTCGGTATCTTGCAGAGGTGAAGGCGTGGTAGACCGGAACCAGTAGAACAACGTGCTGGGCGAGGGTGAACGCTTTGATCAGAAACTTCCTAAAGATGGACCACGGGGGGTTGGTGATGACCCAGTCTACCTCCCGGGTGCTAACTAGGAAATCCCGGCCCTGAGTTAGCTCACACCATTCCCTAGCTCCCGGGAAAGCCCCGTAAAAGGCGCCCTCGCCCCGGGCCGGATCCAGACAGACACCGGTGGGCGCAAAGTGGTCCACGATCCTCTGGGCGAGTTCTGGTGGGGTCATCCAGAGGTCCCCGTATCCCTTCCGGGTCTTATCTATGAACATCTCGATTCTGGGCTAACTAAGAATTTCCTGGTGCTAACTAACATCTACTCGGGGGCTCTAAGGGGGAGGTTTACCTCCCCCTGGGTTGACGGATTGGGCGGGAGGATAATCTGCATCGGCTCGATGTTGGACCCGTCAGCGTTCTGTAGGATTGTCGTGGTCATGTCCGGGAGAAACTTCTGGGAGAGCTTAGTTAGCACCAGGACATACTCTTTAGGGCTTTCCTGCCTCAGCCTCTCTAGGGCCTCTCTGAAATTATCCTGCTCTGATTCTAAGATGTCCGCGAACAACTGGCGGACCATCTGTGTGGTCTTATTGGGTAGTCCTGGCGGTCTGCCTGGTCCTCCTGGGTTTCCAACTTCAAACGACATTGCTGTTTTTTCCTGTTTTTATTTCACTTCAAATACTGCAGGGCAA